GGCCGGTGTCGTGACGGTTGCGGGCTGGCCGCCGGCGATCCTGACACGAGTCACCGATGCGGAGCGGGCTGCGGGTGATGGGCTGGAGGTCGTGGAGTTCATCGAGTCGTTGTGCCTGCAGGTGAAGGATTCGATCGGTGGGAAGGCGGGCAGTCCGCTGCTGCTCCGCGATTGGCAGAAGATGCTCCTCGGTGACGTGTTCGCGAGGCGTGCGGATGGCCGGCGGAAGCACCGGACGGCGATCATCGGCATGGGCCGCAAGAATGGCAAGAGCGCACTCGGCTCGGGGATCGCCCTTCATGCGCTCATGCTCGGGTCGAATGGTGGCGAGGTGTACTCGTGTGCGGCCGATAGGGATCAGGCGCGGATCGTGTTCGGTGATGCGAAGAAGATGATCGAGGCGAGCAAGGAACTGTCGAGCATGTGCAAGATCTACCGGGATGCGGTGGAGGTCGTGTCGACCGGCTCGGTCTATCGGGTCCTCTCGTCGGAGGCGTATACGAAGGAAGGTCTCTCGCCGACGTGCGTGATCTATGACGAGCTGCACTCAGCTCCGAACGACGAGCTGTGGAATGTGATGACGTTGGCGCAGGCGGCTCGGGTGGATTCGATCACGATCGCGGTGACGACGGCCGGCGTCCGTACCGATGTGACGGGGACTGACTCGACGGCGTACAGACAATTCTTGTACGGCCAGAAGGTCGCGACGGGCGAGGTCGTCGACCCTTCGTTCTTCATGGCGTGGTGGAAAGGATCTGACACGGCGGATCATCGTGACCCGGAGTCGTGGCTCGCCCCGAACCCGGGCTACGGCGATATTTGCGACGCTGAGGACTTCGTGAGCGCGGTGAAGCGGACACCGGAGAACGAATACAGGATCAAGCGAATGAACTGCTGGGTGAACTCCTCGCACGCCTGGCTGCCGGCCGCGACGTGGGAAGGCTTGCAAGTCGAGCGTGTCGTCGACCGTTCCGTTCCGGTGGTCCTCGGGTTCGACGGGTCATTCAGTGGTGACGCGACGGCGTTGATCGGCTGCACGGTGGAGGAGAATCCGTACGTCTGGGTTATTCAAGTGTGGGAGAAGGGGCCGGGTGATCATGATGAGTGGCGTGTCCCGATTACGGAGGTGGAGTCGCGGATCATGCAGGCGTGTGGCGAGCTGGATGTGGTGGAGGTGGCATGTGATCCGTATCGCTGGGCGCGGTCCATGGAGGCGCTCGGTGACGCGGGTGTCCCGATCTCGGAGTATGCGTCGAGCAGTCCAGCTCGAATGGTTCCGGCGTCTGCGAAGTTCTATGACGCGGTGATGTCCGGGGTGATGCAGCATGACGGCGATCCGGTGCTGCGGCGGCATATCGGGAACTGCGCGGTGAAGACCGATCGCCTTGGGCCGAGGATCGTGAAGGAGCACCGGCAGTCGTCCAGGCGTATCGACGCGGCGGTCGCTGCCGTTATTGCCTTCGACAGGGCGACGTCGCGGTCGGTTCTTGTGCAAGAATTGGTCTCGCCGGGATACTGGGCGACATGAGGAGGGCATTAGTGGCCGTGATCGTGCAGGGCGCGGGCCTGCTCCTCGTCAATGTGGGCGTGTTTTTGTGGAGTATCCCGGTGGGTTTCATCACGCTGGGCTTGACGGGCGTCCTCGTCGGCGTCACTTTGGAGCGAATCGATGCTGGGTAGCCTTCTTCGGCCGCGTGAGGAACGCGCCGTGTCGTTCCAGACGATCTTCGCCAGTGGCGGCAACGTCGCGCAGCAGACGTACGCGGGCACGGTCGTCACGTACGACACGAGCCTGAAGATCGGGGCGGTGTATGCGTGCGTCCGACTGCTCGCCGACACGATCTCAACGCTGCCGGTTGACACTTTCTACCGCGAGGGCGGGTCGCGGCTGGTGTTCCGGCCGAAGCCGATCTGGGTGGAGACACCCGATATCGGGATGGCTCGGGAAGATTTTCTGCAGCAGGCGATGGTCTCCTTGCTCCTCGACGGGAATGTTTTTATCAGGATCTTCAGGGGACGCAGCGGTGAGGTGACGAGCCTCACGGTCCTCGACCCGACGCGGGTGGAGGTCCGCCGGAATCCGGCGACCCGCGAAATAGAGTATGCGATCGACGGGACGGCCGGCGCGGTCCTCACCGCTGCGGAGGTGCTGCACATCACGGAGCTGCGGCGGCCGGGTGCGCTGCGAGGCGTGTCCCGGATCGAGGAAGTGAAGCAGGCGCTGGGGCTGGCGTCGGCCCTCGAGGAGTTCTCGGCGCGGTTCTTCGGGCAGGGGTCGACGACTCAGGGGTTGATCGAGTGGCCGGGGAACCTGACGCGGGAGCAGGCGAAGGATCTCGCGGACGGGTTTGAGGAAGGTCACAAGGGGCTGCGGCGTGCGCATCGCCCTGGCGTGCTGTTCGGCGGGGCGAAGTTCGTGAAGACGGGTGTCGACCCGAACGAGGCGCAGATGCTGGAGTCTCGGCAGTTCGCGGTCGAGGAGATCGCCCGGATCTTCAGGTGTCCACTGCATCTGTTGCAGGTGTCGACGCCGGGCGCGATGTCGTACGCATCGGTGGAGCAGAACGCGATTCAGTTCGCTCAGTACACGCTCCGGCCGATCATCTCCAAGCTCGAGACGGCGCTGTCGACGTTGCTGCCGGGTCCGGCGTTTGTCAAATTCAACCTCGACGCGATCCTGCGGGGCGATATCCAGACGAGGTTCGCGGCGTACTCGACGGGGCAGCTCGCGGGGTTCCTGTCGGTCAACGATGTCCGACGGCTCGAGGATTACGCGCCGGCACCGGGCGGGGATGACTACCGGGTGCCGCTCGCGAACGTCAACCTCGCGGCCGCGAACATCGTAGAAACCGATCGGAAGACCCAGATGTTGACCAGGTTGATCATGGCGGGGTTCGACCCTGCCGAATCCTTGAAGGCTCTGGATATGCCGGCGATCATGCACACGGGGATTCCGGTGACGTCGCTTCAGTCGGTGGCATCTATCAATCCGGTCGATCCGGGGAGCGTGTACCCATGATATCGAACAGTCAGGTGACGCTAGGCACCGTTGCTCAGGTGATCGTGGGTCCGTCGATCAATCCGCAGCTCGTGTTCCTTCATTCGCAGGAGACGGCGACGTCGAGGAATATCTATTTCGGTGGGCCGACGATCTCGGCTACGACGGGGCCGCACATGGAGTCGAAGGAGAGCGTGTATCTCACGCTGCATCGTGGCGAGACGCTGTATGCGGTCAGTGATCCTGACGGGCTGGTGCTCGGCATCATGGTCCAGACTCAGGATGGCTGATGCCGTACTTCATCTCCGATTCGACGGACTGCCCTTCGTGGGCGGTCGTGAAGGCCGACGGCGAGGTTGTCGCGTGCCATCAGTCGAAGGAGTCCGCGATCGACCAGATGGTTGCCCTTTCCCTCGAGGAGGACATCGAGCCGGGCGGCGAGCTGCGGGCCGCGACTCCTCCGGGCTACATCCGGGACGCGGCACGGAAGGGGCTGGAGTACAACCGGGCCGGGCTGGGCGGTGACGGGTTGACGGATCAGACGATCCGGGAGGCGCGTCTCATGGCCGACGGGACCGTCAGTGACGACAAGGCGATCAGGACGTCGGCGTGGGCGGCACGGCACGCGGCGGATCTTGACGCTCCGAAGAATAATGATGCAGATGACGATGGCTTTCCGGGACCGGGTGCCGTGGCGCATTACCTTTGGGGCATTGATCCGCTTGATCCGGGGCCGGCGCGGGCATGGTTCGACAATCAGGCGAAACTGATCAGGGAGGGCGAGATGGCTTCGAGCAGGATCGTCGGCGGTGAGCCGATCGTCATCAGCGACATCGACGGGACCATCTTGAACGGCGACACGCCGATCGCGGAGACGGTCGCATTCCTCGAGCAGACTGACGAGGACGTCTACATCGTGACGGGCCGCAACGAGGAGCAGCGGGCGGCAACGGTGCGGGCGCTGGCGGCTGCGGGTGTCGAGTATGAGGAACTGCTCATGAATTCGGGCGCGACGTCGGACATTCTCAACTTCAAGCGCGAGACGGCGCAGCGGCTC